GGATTTTCTGCTCTCTTTTTGAAGGATTTTTCGGTCAGAGCTTCATGCCCTGCTTAATAACCTCTTTATATACATGGGCATGACCCTCGATAGCCGGGCGGAGAAAGGGCTTTGCAGGCACATATGACCGCACCAGCCGCTTCTTGATCGCCGGGACATATCTGCCCGGCTGCTGATGGTGTCCAAGCTCCACATAGGGAGCATATTTGACACCTGTGCCGACAGCGACAGTGCTAATGCCCCTCGGCTCATGGGCAATGCTGCCGACCAGAGTGCCGGACACCACAGAATGATTTTGCTCGATCTTATCCTTCACATGACCCTCTGCCATGCTGCCGACCACCTCAAGGCATACTGTCATCTTTTGCCGGATTTCTTCGCTGATCTCTTTCCGGTATGATGTGAATCTGAAGCTCAATAGACCACCCCTTCCTCGAATTCAATCTCTCCGATATCTCCTTCGATGTGGATGTCCTTATAATCGAACACCATCAAACAAAAAGCATATGCTTGGAGCATTGTGTCGCTCTCTGGATGGAATCCGTTTGCAATTTCTCCATCTGCATCCTTAATATGCCCGGCAAAAAAGGCTTTCACATCCTCATCATCGCAGATGATCTTATCAACCTTCTCGCTGCCAATGATCTCGATCTTAATCTTTCCGAATTCCTCGGTATTTCCTTTTGCTATGATCTTCGCCATGGATTGCCCTCCTTTTTATATTCCAGCCAACAGACCGAGCGACCACTTCAGCATATCTGGATCGTTTTTCTTGAATCCATCATAATTGGTAAATACGTGTTGAAATCCCATCGATACCAATTCATATGCGCTGCCACCATAATCCTTGCCCATATATGGAGAATAGAAGTGATCTCGCCTTGTCTTTTCCTTTTTGCTATAACCAGCTCCAAGCCATTCGAGCTTTTCCCCAGCTGTGCGCAGATCATAGAATTCCCTCTCGGCTTTCAGAATCGCTGGAATTACATATTCCATGCGATGACCAAGCTCATGTACATTGGTTGAAAGGCTGGTATCGAAACGGATTTCTGACTTTGCCGCAAGATTATACTGCTTGCTTCCTCTGTAATAGTAATGACTATAATATGCTCTTGCCGTTGTCCAATGAGCACAAAGCTTTGTATCGGCAGCGGAAGCATCCAGCCAAGCCTTCGGATAGTAATTGAGGGCTTCGATCGATCTTTCCTGCGTTTTCTTCTTGTTCGTCTTGAAATAATCAGTATCGATATAGGTTTTCAGATTGTCCTTTGTCACTCCGCCGAATTCCCGGATGCTGCTCAATGTATCGAGCACTTTCTTTGTGGCATTGTCTCTGATCTTTTTATCCGTTGCCCAATACAAATCCGAGAAGCCTTCTCGTTGCTGCTCAAGCTCATGCAGCTTCTTCTCCAGCTTATCGGCTTCATCGTATTTTTTCTCCATATCGAGATCGTTGATCTGCTTCCGCAGATCGGCGATCTGTGCTCTGATGGTGTCTCGCTGCTGCGAATAGAATTCTCTATCTTTAGACAGTGGATCACTATCTGTATCGATCTTATCGAATACCATACCGCCGAGCTTGTGCAGATCATCATAAGACCATTCGCCATTGTGATTCTTGATCATCTGCTTGATGTCCTTCATAGGATCATCTTTGGTGATCGGCTTAATTCTCGGCTCGCCTTCCGGCTGCACTTCGCCCTTTTTGATCTTTCCCTTCTTCCATTCCTCATAGGTCTGACCGTCTATGACCTCATTCTCTCGCCAATTCCCATCATTTGGATCGTCATAATCCGGGAGGAAGGTGCGCATGGAGCAGCGGCAATTGAAAACCTCGCTTGCAGCCCCAGAAGGATCTTTTGGGAACATCAGACCATTCGCAAAGTGCTCATTATATGGAATTGTGTCACCATCCAAGGCTCGATGGCTGTCTCTGGTCACACCGTCCAGAGTTGCCAGCCATCTTTTCATGACCTTGACACCCATCCCGGCAAGATCATCCATCTGCTTCTGCCGCCCGGCTTCCTGTGCGCTGCCAAGGGCTGTCCGGGCAAACATCCGCATTTTTTTGTAATTGCTTGTCGAAAGACCATCACAGAGCCGATCGGTGATCTGATCAACTCCTTCGCCTTGGATAATGCCCTGCCGGATGATGTTATTCACCCGGCTTGCATTCCATTTGTAATCCTTCGGCTCATCGATCTTCCATTTCGGCAGCAAATCCGGCTCTTCAAGGATCAGCCGGGCAACAGATTGAGCATTATAGACCGAGAATGATCCCATGATCGCAGCTTCTGTCTTGAAGGCTTCAAAGTTATAGGATTCGGCAAATGTGTCCAGAGTGCCGCTGTTTATGATGTTCATTGCCTGCCTGTTATGATCGAGCATCACAGCATTCACTTGGCGGAGATTCTGCTCAAATTGAGACCGGACAAAGACCTGTCCTGTCAACCAATCTTTATATTCTTTCTCGGTGATCTCTCCTTCTGCGAGCTGCCGCTTCTTTTCCCGGCTTTTCTCGGCAAATTTCGCATTGAAATCAGCGAGCTTCTCCTTCAGCTCCTTCTGCGCCTGCCGATATGTTTTTTTCAGCTCTTTGTCAACCTGTGAGAGCTTTCGATCAGCATACTTCGCCGGAGAAGCCTTCGCCATTGGATTACACCTCCGTTACCGTATCAGCCATCTCATTAAGCTTCCGAGCCAGCACGATCTGCACTTCATCCGGTGTAAGGAAGGGAAGCTTGTTGAGGATCGTTTCCTCATCCAGATGATCGGCAGAATTGACAACCATGTCCGTCTGCTCTTTCTGATTGCTGATCCTGTTCCGCTTGAAGATCGGCACACTCTTAACCCCATTCAGAGCCAGAATGCCCTGCACAGCTTGGATGATCTGATATTCAAAATCATCGGCTTCCTCATCCATGGGCTGGTAAGCTGCATCAATGTGGTCATTGGTAGCCCCAGCGGCAACGGTATGAACATCCAGACCGCCATAATCCTCATAAATCTGCTCCCTCAAGCTCTTGAGGATCGATTCTCTGGCAGCGACAGGAATCTCGACCCTCTCTGCCTTGACCGGAGTATCGGAATCGGCTGCCACAATGTGCTGGAGCTTCATCCTGTCCCGGAATTTAGCCAGATCGGCATCGCTCATGCCGAGAGCATTGGAGACAACCCAATAAATCTCCGCACATTCATCGACCGAATCTGCGAAGCCGCTCTTGATCAGATCATAGGCATCGATCTTTGCCCTCATACCAACCAGATCGCTCTGGTGATGCTTATCTCCCCAGAGAGGGACGATCGGAATGGAGGAATAATTGCTCTCATTGGTGATAATATCGCCATCGGCTTCGGTGTGCTGGATGGTCTGTATATATCCCCTCTTCGGCTTGTCCAGCATAAGATCAAGCCCTTTGCTTCCTCGCTTTGTCTTATACTGTGTATATCCATCTTCCTCATACTTGACCACAATAACAGGCTTTTTCTCCCAATCCAGCGACCAGAAGCGGAAGCCTGCCCGGAGCAGCCCGGTCTCTTCATCCAGCAGCGGCATGAATTCCGTCATCTTGAAGAAATCGGAATGATCGAGATTCCAGAAGAGATATGAAACCTTGTGGATTCTCGCATAATGCGCCGCAAGATAGAGGATGGTGTCGAAATTGTCGCCAAGCTTATCCTTGATCTCATCGACAATCTTCGCCTTGTTTTCACTGATCTCGACCCTTGCTCCCGGGAAACTGATGCCATTGCCAAGAGAGTATGATACTCTCTGGATGGTTAGCCTGTGGAAGAAATTCGATGCGATCTTGTTATTGGAAGCGGTGAAATCCGGCAGCTTCTCACCTGTGGGAGAGAAAATGCACCTAATGAATTGGAGTATTGTGGTGTTCCGCTCCGCTTCATACTCATCGGCATCCAGAGCGATCTTGTAATCATCAGAGAGCTTATATTCCTTGATCGCTGTCTGGATGAATTCGATCTCTTCGCCCCTCGCAATAGCAGCCAGATAATCTTGGTATGTTTTCAAATCAATCACCTCAATCCTTTCATCTATCCATCTCCGCTGATTCCAGCGAATGATCAGCCTGTGCCGCTTCCTCCCGGTCAATTCTGGCTGTTATGTACTGCTCAAGCTCTTCCTCTGTCGGCATATCAATAACCTCCGAATGGTGAGATGTATTTTGTGCTGTCTCTGGGATCGAAATAGCGGCAGATGCAGGCTGCGCTGTCTGGAGCATCATCATGTTCTGCCTGCTCATTGTATGCCATGATTTCATCGATATAGGCTTTGTCTGTCCCTTCGAGGAATACGATATTTCCCCACCATTTCCGCAAGTATGTAGCGATCTTGAGGAATTTATTCATGGTTTCATCATAGAGCTTCGGCACATCTCCCATGCGCTTCAGCTCCTTACCGACAAAGCCCTTATCAGCATTCCGCTCATTGAGGATCGGCGAGCACCGCAGCCGCCTTGTCTCGGAGCTATAAAAGCCGAGCAATGTGTCGATGTGTGCCTGCCGCCGCCTGCCGAACATATAAATGGTATCTCCTTCTCGCTTGGCACAGGTAAGGACAGAGCTGTCCGATCCGCCATAAGCTGCATCGATGTGAGCGATCCCATCATAGATGAGCGATATATCCGAAGTGAATGCCGGATATTTGATAAATAGCGCACCTTCGCTGGCTGCCCATTTACCGAGAATATACCGATCATAGAGCACAGTGCCGGAATATTCTTTCTTCAGCTCCCGGACAAATACTTCAGACAGGAATGGATTATCATCGATGGAATACTGCTGATAGAAGATATCCGCATCTGAATCCAGAAAGAGCTTCAGCCAATGCAGCGGATCTTTTGGGTTAAATGTACCGTCAAAGCAGGAATAGGATTGATCAAGGCGGCTTTTCAGCAGATCAAAGACATCTTTGCCCCAATCAGCCACCTCATCACCATAACAATACTTAACGGAAGCACCTCGAAGCTTACTAACCTGTGACAGCTTCTCCGCTCCAAGCGCATAGACCCTCTCGCCGAACAGATTGACAGTATTGTCGCTGCTGATATAGCCGACAAGCGCATCCCCATAGATGCGCCGCATCGGCTCAAGGACATTTCGCTCAATCGTTG